ACATAACCTCTATGTTAGTTTATTCCTAAAGTAAGATAATGCTTACTTAATAAACATATTAATGTATTTTGGTTATAAATAAAACCCCAAACATTCGCAGTGTTTGGGGTTTATTTTTTTTGATGTAATAAAAAAGCCCCTCTAGGTCAAGGGGCGTATTTTTAAATATTATTTATGATATTATCGATATCGTCTAATCTAGCTATTTTCCCTTGTTGATTTTCTTTTTCTAATGCTTGAGACTCGTAAAATTCTCTTGCTTCAGCGACCATTGTAAATTCCACTTTAGCACCTAACTTTTCAGCTTTTGCTTTAATCTCAGCAAGAGAAACTTTAAAAAACTCTTTCCTAGGATTAACTTTATTTATTTCTTTATTTATGAATGCCTTGTGTAGTTCATATTCTAAGGCTGGAGCATTTTCACTATAAATCATTGCATGAACATCAAAAGAAAACGGAACACTGGCATCGCCAAGCTCTCTAATCCTATCTAATGGCTCTAGCCGTCTTGTCATTCCAATTTTAAACACATCTTGACCAAATGAACCAATATTACTGATTACATAAACATGTCCTGATTTTGTTAATTGAGCTTGAGAGATTGCCCTCTGTCCTCTTTCAATAGCTTCCTTTAACTGCTCCTCTAATTGTTGCAATTTTTCTTTTAGCTTTGTATTTTTTTGATCCTTGATTAATAATTTTCTTGTATATTCTAGTTCTTTTTCATACTCTTTTTGCTTTCTTTCTGCCTCTATTTTGGCTTTCTCTAATTCTTTTTGTGCTTTTATTTCCTCTCTCATTTCTTCTTTAATACGTCTTTGCTCTTCTCTTTCCTCTTCTTTTTTAACAGTATATTCATAAGTTAATTTTGCTTCATCTATTTTTAAATCTAAAAACCTTTGCGATAAACTAATTGCATTTCTTTTATTCAAATTGTTTAACTGGTTAAATGATTTATTGATTCTCTCAATAGACTGATAGATATTCCTGAAATTAACTTTAGTAATAATTGAGTCACACTCATTATTAAAAGACCTAATAGCTAATTTTATTGCATCTCTTTCCATAGCTATGCCTTTACTTCTTGAGCCATCAACTGTCCATTGATTATAGCAACGACCAGCTTTCCCCTCTTTTATTAAACTGGATAATTTCTCTCTTATATCTGATATTTTTTGTTTATATTCTTCAGAAGTATCAAAATTAAATGATGGTTTATAAACACCAAACTCTTGCAACTCTATAATATTTTCATACTTCATCACTTCTTTCATCAATCTTTTTAATTTATTCTTCTCCAACAGTACTCTTTCTTGAATAGATATTTCTTCTTTATAAGGCTCTATTTTTTTCTCATAATCTGATAAGAGCTTATTAAAATTCTCATATTCATTTTTAGCCTGTACTATTTTTTCTTGAATATACGATAGTTCATTTATTGCCCCATTTACTTCTACATCTACATTTTCTTTTCTATTTATGAGAAGTTCTATTTCATCTCGAATTTCATTTAAGGCATCACTTTGAACTTCTTTTATAACAATCTCCTTTATTATTTTTAACTTATATCTAAAAATAAAATATGAAAAAATAACTGCAGGAATAGAAAAAATAAAAACACCTATAAGCAATGTGATGATACTTTTATAATCATTCATAAAAATTATAATTCCTAATATGTTAATAAATGGGGATAAGATATTGAGGTTAGTCCTCTATTGAATTCTTATTAAATTTATTTTTCCACTATTTGCTTGGAACATTATTATAAATTTTTTCGCTTTGTTATTAATAACCCTCCGCTTTGTAAAATTATGTAAATTATACAAAACTGGAAAATGTTTTTCTGTGATGTGTATCTAAAAATTAAATAAATGGCAAGATAAATAATTCAATACAAGCCCTGCTCTTGCGGGGCTTTCTTTTACACAAACAAGGGCTTACTTATGATGAATAACAATGAACTACAAATGCTTAGAAAAGCACTTTTCTTAGATATTGTTGAGGCTGCGGAGCTTGTTGGTAGCGTGTCTGCGAGAACTTGGCAACGCTGGGAGAAAGGCGATATTAATGTTCCATTTGATGTTGAGCAAAAGATGAGAAAACTTAATCACATTCACAATAAGGTGTTTAATCTAGTTTTAAGTGAATCAAGTGAATACTGCTATAAATACTACGATTATGAACAGTTCACTAGTCGTTTCGGCACTAGCAAGCTGAAATGGCGTTTGTATCAATCTGTTTTAAGTAGATTGTATCAAGTATTCGGCGATCCTGTTTCTGTGAACTATGCGCCTGATGATTGTTCTTTATATAAGTATTTCGAGGGAATACCGAAAAACGGTAATAGTTAAGAAAACTTAACAAATGTATATTATTAAAAACTTGCACTTTTGCAAGTTTTTTGTTATACTAAAAAATATCAAAAGGAGAAATTACAATGCAAATATCATATCAGCCATTATGGAATTTATTAGAATATAAGGGAATGAAGAAGAAAGATTTAATGGAAATAGCAGATATGTCAGCTAATTGTATTGCTAATATGGGTAAAGGGGAATTTATATCTTTAAGGAATATCGCTAAAATTTGTGTTTCCTTAGATTGCACTCCGAACGATATAATGAATATTGAAAAAGGTGAATAGAATATGAAACCGATGTTGAAATATCGTGGAGGGAAATCACGAGAGTTATCAGAAATAAAAAAATATATACCTTTTTTTGAGGGTCGATATATTGAGCCATTTTTTGGTGGTGGTGCTTTGTTTTTTGACTTAGAACCACAAAATGCAATTATCAATGACATAAATATATCGTTGATGGATTTCTATAGAGGAATTAGAAATGATTTTCTTAATGTAAAATCGGAATTAAAAAAAATCCAAGTAGAATATGAAAAAAATAGAGAAGAGTTTGATTTTTTAAAGAAAACGACATTGAAGAAACATGTTGATGATAAAAATGAAGCTATCTATTATAAAATGAGGGATATTTTTAATGGAAATACAAAAAGTGATTTGCAAGTAGCAACTGTGTATTACTATATAAATAAGACGGCATACTCAGGGATGATAAGGTATAACAAAGATGGTAAATTTAATGTTCCTTATGGACGCTATAAAAACTTTAATATAGAAATCATTACTAAGGAGCATAGTGAATTATTAAAAAAGAGCGAAATATACTCTGTTAACTATAAGAAAGCGGGTATTTCTTTTCGAGCACATCAGAAATAAGAATGTCCCAGTCTTCAGGAATCCGCGGATCAATCTCTTTCGTTTCACCGTGTTCATCAGGTCGAGTAAAAGAGATGTTGTAACGATCAATTAGCCAACGTTCACCACTTTCACCATAGCCCACGATCTGAACAACAAAGCGACGTTTTTTGCCGCCTTGTACGTCCACTGCAGCAATTAAAAACCGGCAATTTGCCGGCACTGTTTTTTCTTCGACTTCTTCGCGACGTTCCATTAATTCATCAGATCGTCGTTGCTCAAGTGCTGAACGAGGGAGATAAGGCAAACCCCAGTCAGTGTTAATGACGGCTTTTAATGTTTCCTCACTTCCCGTGCGCTCGAACTCTTGCTCTGCGTTAAGAAGTTTATACGTTAACTGCGCCCAAGTTTGGTATGCAGCCGCTGGACCTTCAAGCCAAAAAGATGCAATTCTCGAGTTTCTACCTGCACCCTTGATTTGTCCTTTTTTATCTATTGTTTGACCTTCTTTTAGCCAAACACCTTTAATATTTAATTCACGTTTTAGCGATGGTTCGATTAAGTTCTGGCAATGCGGACACTGCAACCTCGCGTTTTCACTTGCTTTGACAAAATCGGGATCATCGCGATAGCCAACCATGTTGGACATGCTCGGTTCGAAATATTCTTTGCAATGTGGACATGGCCAGTAAAATCGACGTCTATCACCTCGATTGTATAAACTCAAAATACCAGTTGTTGGCGGTGCTTCATGTGTAGAACCTACACGATGTTTTACATCTTTAATGTCTTTACCCGGTGAACTTTCGACAAGTGTCATGCCCGATGACACAAAAGTCGTTGTACGTTTTGACGCAAGTGAAAAGCCGTCACCTTCACCGTCCACATCTTCTGGCCAGCGATCGTAATCTGTCAGTGCAACGTATTTGTAATCCGAAGAAGAAAGCACGTTGATAGACGGCCAACCAATTTTTAACAGATTTCCAGCTCTAAAATATTTATCGTGTACGTTGTTGTCGTTTTTACGCGGACTTAACCGCTTAGCGATTTCAGGTGAGCAACGGAAAGTGCGGTCTAATCTTTTTCGACTATGTTCGCTTGCTTTCTCTTGCGTTAATTGAACAAGTAAGAAGTCCGACGGATCGCAAATAATTGAGTAAGTGATCCACCCATCAATTAATCCGATAGTTTTACCAGTTCGAGCTGGGCCAACAAAAATTACTGCATCATATTCACGAGAATTAAGGCAATCCATTGGCTCAATAACATACGGAGTACGCTCTTTATCCCACCTTACAGACGATCCACCACCAAGCGGAACACGCATATATTGAGATACGGCATCAGACACCTTCATTCGATTTGGTGCCTTGATCATTTCAGCTAAGTCTTTTCTGATATCACTCGCTTTCGCATACATCAGTGTCATCCTCTCTCGCTAATTCTGCGGACTCATTCCTATTTTTATCCACCTCTTTTTGCAACCAAATCACCCATTCAATCGGCATTCCAGCCGCTTCGGCTCTGTCTGCCAAAGTTTCTTGCGGTTGCAACATACTTTTAATAATGACTGAAATTTCTCGAGCGATTTCTGAGACTTCGCAAAGCTCACCCTCTCTTTTTTTATATTCCAGTTTCTTTAATTGAGCACTCCAATAAGACAATTGATCCGCTGGCAACATCTTGTCTATATCTGTACTCACTACATCTTCAAAAAGTAAGGTGAGTAATTGTTGAAGTGAATATTCCTTTTTATTTATTGTCTCTCTTGCTGGTTGTATTCCAGAAAGCCTAGCCGACACAGTGCGTCGATCCTTGCCAGAAATTGACGCAATTTTGCTAATACTTAGAAAATCAATCATTGCGCATATCCTTTCCAATAAGATCCACAACAAAAAAAATAAAAATATATTAAAAACAACAAATTATATTATTGTGGTGGATCACCTAAAATATCAAAAAACTGTCGAAAACCGCGCGCGCCCAACCCCGCGGAAAGCCCACTCCCGTCAGGAGTACCTTTCGATAATTATTTTTATCAAACAATGATTAGAAAAATTGAAAATAATTAGATTTTTTTCTAAAAAAATATTGACAACATAAGATATATATCTTATTATCTAATCATCGAAAGATACTTGTTCTTTAAAAAGGAGATTAAATGAATCAGATTAGCTGGACTAAGAAAGCAATTAAGCAACTGCTTTCAATAGACCAAAGATATGTGAAGTCAATTAGAGAAAAAGTGAACGCGTTAAACACCTTTCCCGATGTCAAGTTAGATTTAAAAAAGATGTCAGGTAAAGATAACCAGTACAGATTAAGGGTAGGTGATTACAGAGTTTTGTTTGAAGTAATCGACGGTGAACCTAGAATAATCAATATACAAACAGTTAAACGCAGAACATCAACAACCTATTAATAAAGTGGGGAGAAATCCCCACTAAAGGAGATCTCATGAAACTACAATATATAAACGATACAAATGGCAAACCACAATTTGTAGTCTTGCCAATCGAAGAGTTTAAACGCTTGACTGCACTTGATGATGATTTAATTTTTCAAGATGTACCATATCAATCAGATCATACAGATAATGAAACAGTGCCAAACGAAGTTATTAATATTATGTTTGATCAAGACTTAAGTTTATTAGCTGCGTGGCGCGTATATCGTGGATTATCACAATATGATGTAGCAGTTAAAACTGGGTTAACTCAATCATCAATTTCTCAAGCAGAGAAAAAAGGATCTAAACCACAACAAAAAACTTGTGAACGTTTAGCCGCAATTTATAACTGTAAACCAGAACAGCTTATTCTATAAAAGAAAAGGGGGATCACCCCTTTTCACTTATTTAAATTGTAGAAGATCAGACTTGATCTGACAATTCACTCTAAAAAGTGAGAGTTTCC